GGCCGGTGGTATTCCACAAGGTGATTCCGAATATCCAACAATGGGTGGTGGAACTTATACCTCTGATAGAGTACATGAATTGATGGGTGGAAATCCAATGACGGCGAATACAGAACAAGGTAAGGAAAAGAGAAGACAAGTTGGAGCGGTTGAATCCTTAAAAGCACAAGGTGTAAGTTCTGAACAAGTAGGTGAGGATGTTGTAAACGCACTAACAAGAGATTATAGTGGTTTGATGAAAGCACTCGATAATAAGAAAACTAAACACTTTCGTCCATAGGAGAAAATAGTTGTCAGTATTAGAAAAAGATTTAGATCCTGATGTAAAAATCGGTGTTTCATTACCGATGGATCATATTAATGGTAGCGGTTTTTTTCCTGGCACATCTACTACCCTTACACAGACAAGTAGTAACATTAGAAATTTACTATTGACAAATAAGGGTGAACGAGTTGGACAGCCTGAGTTTGGATGTGGATTATTACAAGTCTTATTTGAACCCATGAGTGAAAATCTTTTAGAATCAGTAAGGTCAGAGATAGAAGAATCTATATCATTTTGGTTACCCCATGTAATCGTAAGTGACATATCAGTAGACCAAGATGAAAATAAACCACATCAACTGAATGTAAACATAGAGTTTGCATTAACAATACAACCAACAGTTCATGAAGTAATTACTTTGAACTTTCTTGTAGGTGATTAGGAGAGTTAGATGCCAGCACAAAAAGAAGTAAGATATCTAAATAAAGATTTCTCAGGTTTTCGTAGTGATTTGATTGAATTCGCGAAACAATATTATCCAAATACATATAATGATTTTAATGAATCATCACCTGGTATGATGTTTATAGAAATGGCATCATATGTAGGTGATGTATTATCTTATTATGTAGATTCGCAATTTAAAGAACAACTATTAGCATATGCAGAAGATACAAAAACCTTATTTGAGATGGCTCAATCTTTTGGATATAAACCAAAATTATCGAGTCCATCATTTACAAATCTTGATATTTTTCAGATTGTTCCAGCCGAAGGTAGTGGTGTAAATGTAAAACCAAATTATTCTTACGCATTGCAAGTAAACGAGGGTACATTGGCATCATCGGGTACCACAACTTTTAGAATAAGAGAAACCGTAAATTTTTCATACTCAAGTTCATTTGACCCAACAACAGTAAGTGTCTATGAAACATCTGGCACGGCTCCAACATTTTATTTATTAAAGAAAACAGTTGGTGTTGTGAGTGGAACAGTAGTTGAAGAACAATTTGTTTTTGGACAGACTAAAAAATATCAAAGAATTATTTTGGGAAGTGAAAATGTCTTAGAAATAATATCTTGTACGGATAGTGATGGTAATACATGGAAGGAAGTCCCATTTTTAGCACAAGACACACTATTTGATTCGATTGAAAATATAGCAGCAAATGATCCTGAATTGTCACAATATAGTGACGAGGCCCCTTACCTACTTAAACTACTAAAGACTCCAAGAAGATTTGTAACCTTTATAAGAGCAGATGGTAGAACAGAAATAAGATTCGGTGCTGGAGTAAGTGATTCATTTGATGAAGAAATTATACCAAACCCTAATAATGTAGGTTCATCATTACCAGGTAGTCCAACATATTTGGATAAATACTTCGACCCAACAAACTTTTTAAAAACTGAAGCTTATGGACAAGCTCCATCAAACACAACTTTGACAATAAAATATTCTCATGGTGGTGGATTGGGTGATAACGAGACACAAGATAGTATCACAAGTCTTTCTGAAATATCACTTACATTAAATGAAACTGGTTTAGACTCAGCTTTAGTCAGTACTGTGAGGGGGTCGGTAGCAGTAACAAATCCATTTCCTGCAACTGGTGGTAAAGGTGCAGAAACTATTCAACAACTTAAAGACAATTCACTAGCATTTTTTCAAGCACAAGGTAGAAGTGTTACTCGTGAGGATTATATAACAAGGGTATATGCACTACCACCTAAATTTGGTGCAATATCAAAAGCTTATATCGTTCAAGATGAACAATTGAATATACCAACTATGCAAAAAGAAGTCAAGTCAAATCTTTTTATGGACGAAAGAAATCTTGACCAACTTAAAGCACAAGATGCTGGTTCATCAAATAGATTACCTAATCCAAACGCATTAAATCTATATACACTTGGATATACTGGTACAAAAAAATTAACTACATTAAATCTAGCCGTAAAAGAAAACTTAAAAACTTATTTATCCCAATATAGATTGATGACAGATGCCGTAAACATAAAGGATGGATACATAATTAATATCGGTCTCAAAATAAACTTTATAGCTAGGTCAGGATTTAACAAGGATGAAGTATCCTTGAGAATTATAGAAAAGGCAAAAGAATTTTTTAATATAGATAGATGGCAACTTAATCAACCAATCGTCATTCAAGAATTAGCCTACGAGCTATCAATAGTTGATGGTGTAGGGGCAATTGTACCACCAAGTGTAGATAATCCAAAAAATCTTTCAGTATTGGTTACCAATAAGTTTTCAAAATCAGATGGTTATTCGGGTAATATATATGATATAAATTATGCCACAAAAGATGGTATTGTTTATCCGTCACTTGACCCAAGTATATTTGAACTGAAATTCCCTAATACAGATATTGAAGCTAGAGCCATTGGTGATTCAATAGGTAATCAATTATAGGAGAGATAAATGCATTATTTTGAATACGCCGAGAAAGACTCAACATTATATTCAAGAAGTGGAAGTCAAAATACAGGTATCGATGAGATATTGGAAGTCACAAAAGACACAAGTGCTGCTGGAGTTGTTCAAGGAGTAAGTAGAATATTAATCAAGTTCGATACTACTTATATTTCTTCATCTATATCAAGTGGACTAATTCCTTCGAGTTCTTATACAAAATTTTATTTAAATCTATATGATGCAAACTCTCGTGGTTTGAATGTCAATCAAAATTTATACGCCTATCCTACCAGCCAATCTTGGGATATGGGATTTGGAAAAGAAGATAACTTTCCAATAATTGGTGATGGTTGTAGTTGGAACTATCGTGATAATGATGTGGCACGAACTCAATGGAGCTCATTGATGACTGGTTCGGGTGGAACTTGGTACAACCAATATGAGTCAAGTCAATCTTTTAATAATGAACCAAGTGATGTAAGAATGGATGTAACAAGTATTGTTTGGAATTGGATACACGGAGATGTACCTAATGAGGGGTTCATGGTCAAGAGAAGTGGTAGTATTGGTAATACTGATACAACTCTTGACGAGGGTAGTTCAACACCATTGGGAACATTCTCATTTTTTAGTCGTGAAACACATACTATTTATCAACCAAAATTAGAAGCTGTTTGGGATGATTCTGTTTGGACTACTGGTTCATTAGAAGGATTATCCAACACCGAAATAGAAGATTTGAGACTTTACCCAAGAAGTCAAAGAGACCAATACAAAGAAGCATCTAAGGTTAGATTCCGTGTAGTTGGAAGACCATTATATCCTGAGAAAACCTTTTCAGCAACAGCAGGATATTCAACTGGTTACAATACTGCTAAATATCTACCAAGTGGTAGTACATATTATCAATTAGTAGATGTTTTTACTGAAGATATTGTTATACCATATGGAAGTGGTTCATTGGTTAGTTGTGACTCGACTGGAAATTATTTTAATCTTGATATGAAGTCTTTGTTAGCAGATAGATTCTATAGAGTTGAGTATAAGATTGTGAGTGGTAGTGGAACAACCGATGAGACAGTCCAATACTTTACATATCTACCATCGTTCAAAGTGGTAAAATAAAGGAGTTAATATGTCATATATTATAGCTGAACCTTGTGTTGGAACCTGTGATACAGCATGTGTTGAGGTTTGTCCAGTAGATTGTATCCATGGCCCAAACGACATAGAGGGTAGTGGTGAGGAAGCAAAAGAAGATGGATTTGTTCCAAAGGAAACTGATTCACTTTACATAAATCCTGAAGAGTGTATTGATTGTGGGGCCTGTGAACCCGAATGTCCAGTAGAAGCAATCTTTGAGGAAAGTGAAGTTCCTGCAGAATGGAATGAATATATTAAAAAGAATTATGAATTTTTTGGTTTGGAGATGAACTAATGCCTTTAACAAAAGAAGAACTTCAAAAAAGTGAATACTATCAAAGATTAAAAGAACAAGATAGAACTCAATACTTGAATGAATTAGAGCAAAGAAGAAAATTAAGTGGAGCCGTTATAGTTACTGAAAATGATAATGTGATAATTAATTCAACAACTCCACCTCTTCGTAATGATGCAGGAGTATTTATAGCAGTTGAAGACCCATTTGATGAGGGTAAGAATCTTAACGACCAAGACCAACTTATGAACATTACCAAAAAGACATCGGTATATCAAACATCACCTCAATGGGATGTAATCTTAGATAGAGATTTCAAAGAATTATGAGAATAGAAACTCCATTATCACCTAATGATTTTGGTGAATTAAAAAAAGAATCGAAAGAGGTCTTAGGTCTCGGTGGACATCTGAGCCCTCCATTTGGACAATCAACTAATGACTATGTTGAAATTCATTTGTTAGATACCAATGGAACTTTTATAGAAAAATTTACTTCCAACCACACATCATTCGAAGACGACATGATGATATTAAATATCGGACAAGATTTAAGAGATAGAGATTATAATCGTGGTGAATTCAAGGTTCGTTATAATTTTATAAGAAAAGTCGCAGGTGGTGACGAGATAATATTAACCAAGACTGTCGATGGACAACCAAATATAGTACATAGTGGAAATCCTGAACTTACAGGAGTTCCAATGGGTAAGTTTTTTACCGACAAAGAAGGTAATGCCTTTATCGGTGAATCTCCACCATCTAATATGCAAGATGCCGTACCATTAGATATAAAAGAATGGAAGTTCAAAGTCGATGAAATATCCTCATCAAGAACTGAAGTCAGAATAGTTCCACAATTAATCAACAATGTAAACTACATAAAAGAATTCAGAGATTTAATAGACCCAAAAAGATATGTACCCGAAACAGCTTGGACTGAATATATCGAAGGGGATACAGGTCTGAGGGGAGCATGGGACACAATATCTACTAATCCAAATGACCCATTATCAAAGTGGTGGAGACCAAGATTACAATTTCAAGATAATGTGACTAAGAAGTCAGATTTTGGAAAGTTACATTGGAACTTGTTTGGTAAGGATGAACCTAATAGAAGTTTACCTACACAAGATGGTGGTGGTCAGATAAGTTGGACAGGTCCTGATAGTTCAAGATTAGAATTCAATGTAAGAAGGGAAGTCGAAGACGAAGGATTTAAGAATACCATGAAAGGTTCTACAATTACTATTGAAAAGGCTTATATTATTGATTATGAATCAAGACCTGATATTCAAGAAAATAATGATTATCAACAAGAAGATGCAATACCTGATTTATACATTCAAGTAGTTAATGTAACTGATACTAAACAAGTCAACTTCACAATGTATACCAAAGATGGAGAAGAATTCAACCCAAATACAAATGGAGTACAATTTTATTGGGAGTTTGGGTGTGGTCATTTAAAAGAAGCATCAAAGGATTCAACTGCATCACATAATTATGACACGGAAGGTTCATATGCTCCGAGTGTATATGTATTTACACCAAACTTTCAAAAAGAAATTACTGAGATTAGAAC